TTGTTCACACCGACCATCTCGGGTTCGATTACTGCGCCGACTGTGCCCCGGTGCCCCGCGAGGTCGGCGCCATCCAGTTCTTGCTGGCCACCCCGCCTTTCGAGAAGGGGGATCGGGTGGAATGCCGCACCGGCGCCGAGATTTACGAGGGGATCGGCACTGTCGAGGACATGAGCTTTGACTTCGAGCACGGCGGCTCCATCGTTTACCCCGCCTTCCTGGTGAAGATCGATGAACCGGCCAATGAGTACAGCCCGGCCGAAGGCTGGTGGAACGAGGTCTGCTTGACCAGGGTGGCTGAGAAGTGACCGCGCCGGGCGGCGGGCGGTTCTGGGTCGGCAACGCCGATCAGGAGATTCGGCGGCTGCGCGCGATGGGCGCCACCCTGCCCAACTCGCCACCGCAGGCCCGGCTGGAAGCCCGGCGGATGAGCGACACCGTCACCCGAGGCTCACTGGTCGACAACACCAACCGGATGATGCAGGGCGACTTTCACCGGCGTCGGATGGCCAGCCTGCGCACCGGCGCCAACGTTCAGCTGGCGATGCCCAAGCTGCGCACTCCGTTGGGATCGCTGGAAGACAAGAACGTCCCGTTCAACATCGAGGACCGCAAGGAGCGCGCCGAGTGCCGTCGCTGGGCTCGGGCGTTCTACATCACCCACGACCTAATCCCGCTGCTGGTCGACATCTACGCGCGGTTCCCCTTGGTGGGCTTGGAGTTCCGCAGCACCGACCCGCTGATCGAGAAGTTCTACACGCAGATGTTCATGGAGGAGCTGGACTACGAGAACTTCCTGCCCGACAGCCTGGGTCGCGAATACTACATCGCCGGTGAGGTCACCAGCCTGGCGCACTTCAACGAGTCGCTGGGGGTGTGGTCCTCCGAGGAGATCCTCAACCCCGACTTCGTGCGGGTGTCGAAGAGCCCCTTCGTCCAGGAGGAGCGCGTCCAGCTGATGGTCAAAGATCTCGTCGAGAGCCTGCGCGACGGGCCGATGGGCATGGGCGTGGACGAGGAGACGCGCTCGGAGCGCGAGGAGCGGCTCTACGAGTACCGCCAGCTGGTGCACTACTACCCCGAGATCATCCGCGCCGCCCAGCAGGAGGACGGGCTGGACATCAGCCCGGCCAAATGGAGCCGCATCGTCAACCGCAGCGCCCCGTGGCATGACTACGGCACACCACCGCTGCTGCGCAGCTTCCGCACCCTGATGATGGAGGAGTCCCTCAACGCCGCCCAGGACGCGGTGGCCGATCGTTTGTACTCCCCGATGATCGTGGCCACCTTGGGCCTGGAAAACATGGGCGACGGACTGCCCTGGATCCCCAGCCAGACCGACCTGGACGACCTGCGTGACGACATGCAGAACGCGTTGATGGCCGACTTCAAGCTGATCTGCCACCACATGGGTCTGAACATCGAGAACGTCTTCGGCCGCGAGAGCGTCCCGCGCTTCGACCAGGACTACGAGCGCATCGACCTGAAGCTCATGCAGGCATGGGGAATTGGCTCCGCGTTAATTATGGGCGGCACGGCGGCCGCCGGGACCTACGCCAGCTCCGCGCTCAACCGCGAGGTGTGCGAGCTGCTGATGAAGTCCTTCCAGAAGAAAGTCGTCAAGCACATCAAGGGCCGCATGGAGATCATCGCGGAGGCCCAGCAGCACTACGCCTACGAGAAGAAGGGTGGCTACCGGCGCCCGCTGTATCGCGAGGTGGTGCAGTTCAACGAGGAGACCGGCGAGGAAGAGATCGTCCGCGTGCCCCAGCTACTGACCCCCGACGTCGAGTTCCGCACGCTGAACCTGCGCGACGAGGCCCAGGAGCGCCAGTTCATGATGATGCTCAAGCAGGCCGGGGTCCCGATCTCCGACAAGAGCCTCGCGATCAACATCCCGATCGATTTCGAGCAGGAGCTGCCGCGCGGTGCCGATGAGACGGTGGACAAGCTGGTGGCCGCCGCCGAGGCGATGGGCAAAGCCCAGGAGATCATCGACGACAAGGGACTGCCTTACCCCGCCGAGCTGGCCCAGTACCTGATGGCCACGCTGACCCTGCGCCAGGGACTGGCTCAGACCAAGCTGCTGGAAGGCCAGGAGAAGCAGCTGGAAACGGCGGCCGCTCAGCAGGGCGCGGCTGGCGCCATGGGTGCGCTGCCCGGCGTGCCGCCCGCTCCCCCGCCCCCGCCGGAGGAGGGCGGCGGCGAGGAGGGACCACCGATGCCCCCGCCGATGCCGCTGCCGGTGGGACCGCCACCGATGGGCCCCAACGGCGCCATGCCGCCGGTGGGCATGCCGCTGCCGCCGCAGATGGTGGCCGGGCTGCATCTGGTCGGTGCCAACGAAAACACCGAGATGCGTACGGAATACGACACTCGGCTGCCCAATCAGCCCAAGGCTCCCTTCCAGGTGAGCGCGCCGCACGCCAGCGGTCCCGGCATCCTGCCGCCGGGCATGGAGGTCGGCGGCGAAGAACGCCACAGCCAGGAGTTCAACGACATCAGCGAGCCGACACGCAACTTTGCCCGCCCGGCGATCAGCGACGATCTGCGCGGCAACAGCCCGCGCAAGGCCAAGCGCACCCGCACCGGCGGGATCCGCAAGCGCACCGAGTTCGAGATCGACCCCAGCTCCTACGGTAGCCGCAAGCGCATGACCGAGTCTCAGGTGGAGGCCGCGATCCGGCGCCGCGAGGCCCAGGCCAACCCGCCTCTGGTGATCGACCTGATCAACGATCCCGGTTTCTGGGACCGCTCCGGCCTGGGCGGCTGGATGAACCAGGTGCGCGCCGCCTTCGGTGACATCCAGCATGGCCGCGACGACGACGAGACTCGGGAGGCGATGGGCGTCCTGGAAGACGCGCTGCGCCAGTACGAGAACGACACGGGGGTGCGCCCGCTATGGTGAGACACCAGCTGCTCGGCTTCGGTCACGCCGTGCTCGATGTCACCGAGACGATCGGGGACATGATCTGGAAGCGCGAGCCAGTGATCTCGGCCGCGCTCAACGGTGAGGCGATGATGCCCGATCCGCCGCCGGTGCCCCCCGAGCCCCCGGCGGCACCGCCACGGTTCGAGCAGTTCGGTCTGAAGTTGCCCAACGGCAACATCGCCTGGACGACGTACGCGGGGCACCCGCTGAGCACCTCCCAAGAGCGCGGGCAGCTGGTGGAGGTCCTGCGCCGCACCGCCGTCGATCTGTGTTTCGATGCGGATGATTTCCTGAGCCACTACGGCTGGGCTAGGCGCCTCGGTGTCCCAGCCGTGCAGTGGGGGGATATCGAGTTGTATCCCCTGGTTGCTGAAGAGGAATCCAAAGAGGTTGCGCTGCCGGAGTTATCGGACAACTCCGCTCAGCCCAGCACCAACGGGTCCTCACCTGGGTAGATATCAGGTAAGGTGACCAACACCACATTCCAGAGCACACACCGAGGGGAAAGTGATTGTCCGACATGATGTCTGACTCCGAGAACACCACAGAGGTTTATTACTTGACATTGCCGGTGGAGAGTGCCGATCAGGCGATCAGCCTGACCAACTACTTGAATGCGCATGGTATCGAAGCAGTTTCAGAGGATACCGGCGTTACGTCACCCATCAGTGAAGCGGCAGTGGTCGAGGTGATCCGCCAGCTCCATACCTCATGGAAGCTGTTTTGGCAACACTCAGATGCCGAGGTTTTCGGGCTTTCGGTCTACGTCAAGCCCGCGCACTTCTGTCCCGAGGAGTTACGCACGACATGAGCTGGATACACCATGCCGACGCGGAGCAGGAGAAGCACTCGGGGGGCATGGTGGCACTTTATCCGCGAAGCGATTACGCACAGATGTTGGCAGTGCCGGGCGGGGAGCCGGTCGACGATCTCCATCTAACGCTGGTGTTTCTGGGTGACGATGTCGGCTACCAGGACCCCGGTCCGCTGGCAGCCGCCACCGCCAGGGTGGCCGATTCCTACGACGAGATCACGGGCCGGGTGTTCGGTCACGCGGTGTTCAACCCTGACGGGCACGAGGGCCACGACCCGTGTGCTGTTTACCTGGTGGGTCATTCATCCGATCTGGCGCATATCCACACCGACGCCGTGGAAGCCGCCGGAAACGCCTTCCCGATCCCCGATCAGCACGAGCCTTGGCTGCCGCACATCACCGCCGGGTACAGCGAAGAGTCCTCCATCCACCCCAATGAGGGCGGTTCTCCGCTGGCGATCGGAGAATATACCGGCGAGGTGATCTTCGATCGGCTGGGCTTGGCTTTCGCCGGGGATACCCAGTTCTTCCCCTTTCACAGTGCGGACATGACGGCCGCGCGTTTCGCTTACTCGTTGTTCCGCTACCTGTAACTCGTCCTCCCCTGAGCCCGAAAGGGTAGGAGGAGCGATGACTACGATCCACACTGCGCATGGGCCTGGTGAGCTGGTCGAGACCGAAACCGTGCACGGCCGTACGAGCTATCGCGTTCGGGGCACCGGCTTCGACGTCTGGGTGGACGCTAAGAATGCCCGCACCGCCAGCGAGGACGACGGGCCGGAAAACCTGTTCACGTACCAGTTCCCGACGGCGAAGCCTGATCCCGACGCATACATGCGCGGCGCCGCCACCTATGCGATCGGATCTCGGGGCTTCGCCCACGACCCCGCCCTGCATGTCAACACGCGCAACACCACGACACTGCCGTACAACCCCACCCCACAGGTAGACGCGCTCACCACGCCGGGCCCCAACCAGAGCTGGGGACCGGGCGAGTACGGCCAGATTGATCCCGACGAGCGCTTGCGTCCCAGTGACTCGCTGAGCTTGCGCAGCCGTGGCGAAGACAAGGGGCCGGGACCCAAACCCAACCTGTTCGCCACCGGCGCCCACAGCGCGATGCGCGAGCGCCCACAGATCGTGCTGGGCACCGACGAGCCCGAGCCGCACTGGCTGCAGAACCCGCACTACGACGACTACGGGCCCGAGGAGAACGAGTACGAGCGTCAGTGGGCGGACGAGGAACCTTCTGATTTTGAGCTTGGACGTGGCACCTTTCCTCAGTATCACGACCAGCATCAGACTCGGCAGGGCGGCATCGAGGAGTTGACCCGGTCGCGCCACAAGCCGTTCCATGAGGACAAGCCCTCTCATGAGCCCCGTGAGCGCACCAGGGAGGCACCCGAGGGTCCCCAGCTGCGGCCGAGCGACAATCCGGTCTATCCCTTTGATCGCGTCTCCCCGTCTGGTGAGACGGGCACCGAGATGTTCCAAGGTGACGAGCCCGAGTGGTACAGCTGCCCCGACTGCGGTGCGTGGCACAACCCGTACCGGCATATGAAGAACCGCCGCAGTCCCAAGCCGCCGCGCTCCGACGACATCTTCCAGCCCGCCTGGCGTGGCTCCATGGTGTGCGCCAGCTGCCACGAGGCCGGGGGACGGCATCGCGATCCGTTTGAGCACGATGACTACTTCAGCGAGACACTGCCGCACGGTGCGGCGCCCGAGCTGGTCAGGGACCCCGGCAACGAAGAGAACGTCTTCATGAAGCGGGTGCCGGGTCCCGGCAAGAAGAAGACCGAACACCGCTACAAGGGCGGTCCATCGCTCATGGACCGGCTGCGGCCGGTGGCCAACGTCTTCGACATCGAGCCGCCCACCGACATGCCCGCCCACTTCGCCGACGTGCGTCCGCTGGCGTCCGACTTCACCGACCCCATCGCCACCGCGATGGATGTCATGCAGCGTCAGGCCGCGATCGACGACGCCAGCTACGGTCTAGATCCGCGTGTCGGCATGGAGATGGATCTGGTCCAGTCCGATCCGGTGATCCGCGAGGCGGCCTGGCGCGACGTCCAGCGCAAGGCCAAGCGGCTGCGCACCGAGGGGCGGGTGCACATCAAGCAGAACACTCCGGAGATCATCTCAGCGACCGTCCAGGGTGATCACGGCTTCTACGACTGCATGATCATTCGCGGGAACGTGTTCGATCTCGGTAACCAGTCCGTCACCGCGTGGCGCTGCGGCTGCCCGTGGGGGCGATGGGCCTTCAAACGCCGCCTGACGTACGTGGGGCGTTTCTGCAGTCATGCCTACGCCGCCTACCAGGAAATGCGCTCAGCGTTCGATCGACCGGGCAAAGGTACCCGTTTCAGGAC